ATGTAAACCCACATCCCATACAAATCCAAATAGTTACTTTACCATCTGATATTTCACTACAGGCATTTGAGCTACATCTAGAGCAATCTATTAATTTTTCAGTCATTATTAAAAGTATTATTTGTATAAATATAAATTGTAGCTCCTGTATTTGTTGAGTACCACATTAATCTACTTTTTTAAGTTTAGGTAATTCTATTTTCTTAAGTTGAGGTAGTTTAAGTGTTACTTGTTTAGGTATTTTAGTATCAATTAATTCAATCAATTTTTCACCCATTTTATCTAAACTAAATTCTGTACGTGAACGATACGATTGTCTTTTTGCCCCTTCAACATATTTTTTAGGGTTTTTAAAAACATCTTCTAATACATCAGCCGCCTTATTATAGTCAACAGTAAACCAATTACTTTCAGGTATTAACATATTTTGTACTACTGCTGAATGGTGGATAGGTGTTAATTGTCCTGTTAATAACACTGACATATCTTTATCTAGGAAATCTAAATGTCCGCTATAAGCAGAAGTAATTACTGGTTTTTGACTGATTGATGCTTCTAGTAATGGTCGGCCATATCCTTCTCCTTTAGTAAATGATACGTGTGCTTTTACTTTAGGATGGTTATATAATTCATTTACTTCAGTATCTTCTAATTCACCATGTAATAAATAGATATTTGGTAATTCATTATCCTTACCAACTAATAATTTTATTTTATTTATCTTATCTAGTATTTCTTCTCTATCCATTACTGAATAGGTAGCAGATGATGATTTTAAAATTAGTCCTGGTTTCTTTGTTTTACCTTTAAATGTTTCAAGGAATGTTTTAATTAGCATACCTACATCTTTTCTATCCTGTCCTAGTGCTCCTTGTAGCCAGTGACCTACAAATAGAAAATTAAAATCTTCATCAATTGAATCTAATACATCTCCTACTTCACTATCTATTACTTTATCTAATTTTTGATAAATATTTGTATCAACACCTTCAAATAGTACCTCTATTGGTTTTTCTAATTTAATAATACCTACTACTTTATCACCTTGATTTCTATCTCTCTGTTCAAATATAGCATGTTCAAATACATTTTTAGCATGTTGAGATGATACTAAATTTAGATTCATTCTATTTAATCCTTCTATCCAACTAGGATCACAAACAGTAGTTTCAATACCCGCTGTTAGACCAATATTAAATTTTCCAATTGGTTGAAATTCATTTGGTACTGTGATTTGCATCCATACATCTGGTTGTCTTGGAAGTTGAGGTTGGTTCCAGCATACATCCAAAATTTGTTTATGTTCAGGATTATTTGCTTTTAAAAACCCAAATGGAGTTGATCCCCATCTTTGTGGGATAACTTTAATATCGTATTTATCTGATTTTAGAAGCGCTTTTACAATATCTCTACTGCGTGCTCCGTAGCCGCTATATGTATCAATTGGACAGCTTATAAAAAATAGTGGTTTCATATAACTTATTTTGCGATTGGATATTTTACGTAATGTTTTGGTTGTTTTGGTGTTTCTACTTGAATTAATTCAAATCTATGACGTGGTTCCCATTTAGCAAACGTTGCCTCAATACCTTCAATAATATTATCAGACATATGTTTTGCTGTCATCATGGATTCTTTTGAATGTACCCACTCATGAGCAGCTTTACATTCTTCCATATATTGTTCAGGTAGTGTCATTTTAGTGTCATATAATGCTGTTATCTGAGCTGCGATATCAAATGGTTCAGCTCTATCATCATAGATATATGGTGTTGGAATTGATCCTACAATTGATATATTTGAAGGGAATACTGGGTATGCCCATTTACCATGCTTTTTATACTTACCTCTATGGTTTGAACCGAATTCTTCAGTGAATTTAATCCACTTACCGTTTTCATCTTCAAAGCGCATTTGGTCTTGCATACCACCTGTTACTGTTGCTATAATTGGTTTACCACAAATCATTGCTTCAGTTAATGATAATCCCCATCCTTCGTTTGAGCTAATTAATGCACATCCATCAGTAGCATTATAAAGTAAATTCATTATATTTGATGGATATTTATTTTCATCAAAAATAATATTATATTTTTTATCATTACCAAATAACATTTCCTTTACAGCTTCTAAATCAGTTCCATTCTCATCTCTAATCTGAGTGTGCAATACTAAAGCGGTTTTGTGTGCTTTATCTTCTGGTAATTCATCAATGAATATTTTCCATGCTAACATTAGATCAGGAACACATTTACGACGGATGTTACGCGCGTTATATAGTAAAGTAAAATCATAGTTTTTCTCTCCATATAGTTGTTTTTTAAATTCTTGTAATGCTAAATATTCAGGGTGTTCTTTAGTAATAGGAAAGAAGAATTTTTCATTGATACCGTGTGGAACATATTTAATAACTTTATCTTTAGCTATTTCTTTTCCTAATACAGCATGATTTATATTTTCGGTTTGCTTACTAATTGCTAATAAAGTATCACACGATTCATAGTATGGTTTATTATACATAGGATAAGGTAAATCATCCCAAATATTAAGATAAATAATAGGCATTTCCTTTCTAATCTCATGTTCCATTTGGAATAACCAAATCCAGTATCTTGGATCAGTAAACATCATTAAAGCATCCGGTTTTTCCATTTGAATCATTTGCTTTAATAATAAAGGATCACCATATCCATTAATAGGATATAATGTAACACTAGCATCTGTTATGTCAGCATGACTATTAGTATCAGCACTAATATCAAATCGTTTACCTTGATCTGGGTGGTTAATAGCTCCTCCCATATTTACCCAATTAAATCTATGGGCTGTACCTAGTACGATTTCTCGAGCCATTGTAGAGATACCAGATGTCATTCTAATATCGTCGCATAGTAGTAAGATTTTCTTACGTTTTGATTGTTCAATATAACCTTCTTTCATATAATGAATTGTTTTTAAATGCTTCCTGTAAACTGTGTATCTAATTGGTTATGAATGTTTTTTCTCCACTCTTCATCAGTTAAATATAAAAACATTGCTCTTTCTGTTAGTTTCTGTACGCTAAATTTATATTTAACGCATGCTATTTTAAATTGTTCGAATAAATCCTCGGGAATTTTAACCGATGTTAGTTGCATTTTTGCCATAATATTATATTTTGATATAAATATATACAAATATTAAAGATCATTAGTCTTATTACAGAGTTCTAAACTATCTTTATAAGGACAATATTTACAGCTACTTTCACCAACATTTTTAATATACGACTTTACTTGAGGTTTACCACTTTCATCAAAGCAATCCTTAATAAAACTTTCAAAATTTTCTATTGCTTGTCTTCGTTTAGATTTTCCGCTTGATGGTTTGAATTTTTGGACTCGGGGAATTGAATACTCTGATTGTTCATATATTTTTCGCTTAACGATGAAAAATTCGACATCGATTTGTTCAGTATCGAATCCATATTGTTTAGCGAAGTATTCTTTGTAGAGTAAGATTTGAGCAATTTTTGTTTCATCCTTCTTTTCATAGTCGCTCCATCCACGGGTTGATGTTTTGATGTCATATATGTAAACTTTATTTAAATCTATATCATATAATGCAAAGTCAATAAATGCTTTATAATATAGATTATTTGATAATTTAAGTAATAAAGGTAATTCAATTCCTAGTAATCTTATATTACGAAGAGTAAAAATTTTATTTCTTTTTTTTTGAATCCAAGTAAGTATTGCTTTTGCATCATCAAAGAAATCTCTCATTTCTGAGGCACTACTGAAATGAGTGCCGGAAGCTTTATATTCTTTAAAATATATTTCTTTAAAGCGCTCTTGAAATAGTTCTTCTAAGTTCATTTTATCAGAGGCAGCTCCACTTTCATTATACATTACTTTAAGATATTCTTGTAATGTTTCATGAAATGCCGTTCCGAATACGGTGTGGATGCTTGCTTGATAAGGTTCTTTATTTTCAACATATTTCATTGCCCATCTATGAGGACAACTAGCCCACATAGAATATTGGGAATAAGATACAGATCGATGAAAGGCTGGGTTTATTTCGGGAGGAGTATGTTTCTTTATACTTAATTCAATTTCTGTTAATTTAGGCTTGGCCATACATTTGTCTTAATTTCATTCCTAATTCCATATCATTAGGATATTCTTTAACTAGATCTTGAATTGTGTTTAGTGTAGTGATCTCTTTTTTAAGATATTGAGCCATATCTAATGCTTCTTCATATGCGTGTTGAAGCATGTTTTGGTGGTTATTTTTATCTAATGTAGTATTATATTTTATATAACCACGATCAGAACGTAATTTTAAATCTTCCATTACTAATGTGGTAATTTCGTCTTGTGGTTTTAAAATATATTCTTTATCAACTTTATCTTCCCAAATTTCTCCTATTATACTCATATTATTTTCCATTTATTTGTTGTACAATCACTTCTAATTCATTTTTAGGAAGCATATTAATATATTCTTTAGCTTGTTTTTTTGATACTTCAAAATAACTAGCTACGGCATCAACCTCTTCTGGTTTGTAATCTATTTTTTTAGATGCTTTAATATATTTCAGAAACACATATTGTTTAGGGATAAGATCTCTATATAAATTATAAAGATACTCACCTTTCATTTGCCAGGTGTTCTTTTGTACTATATTAACTACTTCACAATAGTTAGGATCCATACTTAGATAACGATTAATCATCCAATTATTCCATCCTTCATCACCTAGGTATGGACCCTTAGTTGTAGTAATATTTTTTAAGTGGTCAAATATATTCATTAATAGTTTCTTTCTCTATCATTAAATTGATTTGATGCTTTTTGTTGAGCCTCCATCATTTTAGTTTGTTCTGCAAGATATCTTACTCTTTCAACAGCAGACTCAAAATCTTCTTTTAGTTGATTATTTGACGCAATTAAAGCATCATTTTCTGTTTTTAGGCGTTTATTTTCTCCACCTAATCTTTGAGCTACGGCTATCGCGTCAGCCAGTTGTTGTTCTACTTCTTCTTTTTTCATTATTTTATTTTTTATTTTTTTAAAAAGACTAAACATTATTTCATTTGAATTATTTTGGAATCAGATTCTTCTTCTATTACCTCAACAAAATCCGCTCTTAGTTGTGGTGGAAGAAATTCATCATTTACATGTCCACATTTAGAACAGGCAAACACAGGAATAGGAATTAATGCATCTTGTGCTGTGCCTGTTAGAAAACGAGATGCTTTACGTAACATTACTCCTTCTTGGAAAATGTTATTTTTACAGCTATCACAGTGTACGCCTGTGGTTTTATCTAAGCTGATGTTCATTTGTTGTTGTTGGCTCATTATAATATTTGTTTTTTATTTATTTCTAATATTTTAGCAATACACGCTGCGAAATTAATTTCTTTATCTGGTACTACACCTGCTCTCCAGATGAAATCATCTAATATAACTGACATTTCAGCATCGTGTCCATAGCTAAATTTATCTAAATTATCAAACATATAGCGATAAGCAGTTTGAAAATTATCTATTTGCGCATCAGCTACTAGTTGGCGAACTTGGTACCAGGCTTTAGTATCGCGTTTTTTTAGTATTTCAACTAATGGTTTACACCAATCAGTATCAATAACACCAACAACTAATTTGTTATTTTGGGAGAACTGTTGTAATGTTTTAATAATTGATCTTACATCAGGATAGAAGGTATTTACTATTTGAGCAATATCATTCATTTCATAAGTAATACCTTCAACATCTAGAATATTGGTGCAGATGTGTTTTGCAACAGCACCTTTAGTAGGTGGTTTTAACATATGAATTTCACAACGTGATTGAATAGGTTCAATTAAACGTT